TTAACATCCCTTCCACATATTTTACAGAATGAGGGAATGATTTTAAATTTCCTTAAGATAAGTTTTATAATCACTGTTAAATTCACTTAAGGCCCCCTATTCTTCATCTGTTTCTCTTGGTTTACTAATATCCTCAGCCATACCCTCAGCTAAACCCTCAGACCGGAAGAAACTGGCAGTGCAACGACAATTCCAATGGAACGGAGGAAGCATATCTTCATCCTCTGGTAAATGGAAAACGTTACCATCATAGGCATCGTAACAGTCATCACAACAATCAGCCGCCGATATAACTATGAAATATTCTTTACCACTATCCTGTGCCTTTAAGAGTTCCGCTTGGTTTCTTGCATACACTGTTTCGGTACGCCCTATCCTTGCAGCACTATTTTTGCTCAAACTGTCAATGTTTTTATACATCTCATCCCGGGCATACCGCATGCCTCTTTCATTATTCAATGACTGTTCTAAAATCTGTTTTATGTTTACGTTCACAGATTCCCCTAGTTTGGTCATATCTCCAAATGATCGGTCCCGGATGATTGCCTTCGTCAATTCCTTAGTTTTCCCAACCGGTAAGCCTTTGGCGTTTACTTCAAACTCTCCACCAATCTTTTTAATCGCATCAAGTAGGTTTCCCATGTTCTTTTCAGTAGTCATGGGGTTTACTTGCGTGTAAAGATCTATCTTTTCCTTAAACTCTAGGATGTTCTTACTATTTTTTTCCATCCATTCAACATCGTCCTTGAGACCATCCATGACTTTTTTGAAGAGTTCTGCATTAGCATCAATGGTGCTGTTAAGTAGTGTCTTGGGTATTTCACTTTGTTCTATGGTGTTAATCAGGAGCTGGTCCAATTGTTCTTCTTTAATCAACCGGTAACCGTTTGGGACGTAGATTTCCCGGATAACATCCCCAGTGATACTCATGATATAACTCCTTCCTCCCTTAGTAGGGTTTTAACAGTATTAAGGAATGGTAATGGGTTATCCACATCCGGGATACCTCTGCCCTGTTGGATGCTGTTCTCAATCACTCCTTGGATGTCTTTATCATCCTCTTGGTTTTGGTAGTCATCCAGTGACACTTGTCCCATCTTATCCATAATCATAGGGGCTATGCGTGGGAAATAAGCTTGTAATCCAATATCATTCTCTGGACTGAAAAGGTCGGGTCTTATGCGTGCCACGGCTTCACCAATCTGACTTAACAGTTGTTCGTCTTCTCGATCATCCTCTTCCCATTGAATATAAACCTGTCCAACACTGTCATAGAACTTATTTATGTATAATTCGTGGTCAAAGGCTTGTCTTTCATAATAGTGGCGTATGTAATTATTGTTTGTGTAATTAATTACCGTTACTTGCCCCATGCTCCCTGATAACTGTGACTCTGCGGTGAATCGTGATCCTTTGCTACTTTCAAACTTACTGTCCGGGGTGAGTAAAGCTGCTCTTATCTCTTGTTTCAAAAATTCCATTTGTGGTATGAAGTTCTGCAAATCCCCTTGTCCTATGGGTGCTGGGTCAATTAAGCCGGTGTAGAGGACTACTTCTTTCTTCCATTTCTCTGAGAAGTCGCCCTCGAATTGTGCTAGTTTCGCCTGTACCTTGGCTTCCCGTTCAGCATAAGTATCATTGCTATCATAAGGGGCGAATGGGTTATCCTTATCCCCAATTTTAACGCCGAGAGTGGCAGCGGCCATCTTCACCGATGCGGGTATCATGTTTTTTAATTCTTTAAGTATATAAGCATCGTCTAATGCTTTATATACTAATCCTTCACTGTTCCCATCCCCATAAATGAAACGTGGCATTATCACTGTATGATATTGGGCTGTTCCGGTCTCATCCCTGCTTAATGGGTCTGGTAGGAATGTGGTTTCCTTCTCTTCTCCCTGCCGGTTTTTAAGACTGTCAAATGTTTGGGCTTCCCAGTTACTAGGTAAAGGGTAAATAGTGGCTTTCTGCTTATACCCCTCAATTACATTAGTATATGGGTTCTTAATTTCGAGGAAATCATATTTCTTAGTATCATAAGCCTGATGAGTTAATGATTCAATGGTTACGGTGCCGGGTTTGATATACTTCTCTATAAAACACCTCCCATCTACTTTACCCTTGTATCGGGTGCTTAGCATGCTACTGGTTAAATCCCAATCCCGGGCTTTCTTCTGGATGTGTTGAATGGCTTTCTCATCAGCCATGTCAGTCCCTGTAATCTCATAATCCTTACTTTCAACTATAACCATACTGACAATAGATGAGAAGGTAGTAGGACATAGTTCCATTGCCAGTCGGCAGTTGTTTACGGTTTTATCTACCAGTTGTAGGTCTTCGAATTTGCGTCCTATGATGGCTTCGTTGGTGGGTAGTGATCGGCGGCTGTTTTGTATGACTGGTATCATTCCCACTCCTTTATCGGCACCTCCACTGTTGTTAATTTGTAGGGGTGTGTTTGTGGGGTTTATGCTGTTCTTTATGGTGGTTAATACGCTCATACCAGTCACTTTCTCCGTTAAAATAAGTTATATTAGTTTATATGTTTATGCTACTGCCAGGAACTGCTCCTTAACTTCTTCTTTCACTCCAAGTTCACCATACACACAATACCCCATGGCATCCATGGCATGGTCAAACCTCGGAATTGGTTTATCTTCAACATTCCCGTCCTTATCTTTCTTAAATTTATAAGATTGAATCTCTTTGACCGTGTTGATACAAAAGGGGTTGATATGGACCTTAACGGTTTTAACCTTGTCAATTCTTTCAGTGAACTTCTTAGTCCCACCTATGGCTTCAAATCCCGCCCTTCGGAACTCTTCTATCCTGTCAGGCTCACTTGAATCACAATAAACAGTATCAATATCCCTACAGGTTAAATCAACACTAGATAAGCATTCATTCACTTTTTGGATGAAATCATTAGTGGTTAAATGGCGTTTATACACTTCCCGATGGATATAGGGTTCTCCATCATACCATCCAATTAAAAGAAATACTGAGGGATTGTTATATCCAAAGTCCACCCCTCCAGTCCAATACTTAGGGGTACTGGGGAGCTGTCCTTTATCCCATTTTTCATAAACAATATTAGTTAACGTTCCCCACTTACCAAGGGTGTATTTTACATATAACTCATAATCTATCTCTTTAAGCTCCTCATACTCATCCACATATTCCTGTGGGAGGAATGGGTTTTCAGTGTAATGAAAATGAATAGTTAATCCTTTTTTAAGCCGGTGGAAATAGTTATAGATCCAATGGGTTTTCTGTTCCGGGGTTACGGTTAAAATGATTTGACCATAGAACTTCTTACTAACCTTTCCCCTTAATCGTTTCTCTACTTCGGCGAAGGTTTCCCATTCCACCTCTTCTCCCTGTTCTATCCAAATGAAGTCAAGGTTAAGGCTTCGTATCTTTTTAAGGTCATCCAATCCCCTGAATAAGATTACACTGCCATTGGGGAATGTGATGGTGTGTTCTGATTTATTCTCTTTATAAGGGATGCCATACTCATCCAAGGCTTCCCTTAATTCTAACAGTGCAGTTATTTTAAGTGCGGTGAGGGTGTCCCTGAAGACTCCTAATCGTGAGCCTTTATGTTCTAATGCATACTTGATTGTTTTATGCACTGCATAGATAGTCTTACCACTACCAGCCGACCCCTCAATCAATACTTTCCTATTCCGGAGATTGATGTTCGCTTTCTGTTTCCGGCTGAGCTTCCAAGTTATCGTCTTCATCAGAGTCCACTCCTATGATTTTGATTGTGAACTCATTATCCGCATCTCCACCCTGTTTGAATATTTCCTGTTTAATTTTGATTGCTTGTAACCCTAACTTTTTAATGTCTAATTCACTGGTGGCCTTATCTGGTTTTAGTCTTGTTTTGTGTGCTAATTGGATTATTTCATCACAATATTCAAGGTCAGATACGGTTTCATTGACTCCTTTTTCTTTCCTTTTTTGGCTGAGTCTTTCATTGTATTGTGTTACGGCTTCGGATTGGATGTTGAAGTCTTGTTTCCTGTACCTGTTGATTGTGTTGTGGCTTATCTCTTCATTGTGTTCTTTTAGCCATTTGCTGATTTGTCGAGATGATTTACCTTCCAGTATCATCTCTTCTATCTCTTTTCTGAATGGGGAAGTTTTTATGGATGATTTGGGGGGCATTTTAATCACGTGTTTGTTATCTTGTTTTGTAACATGGTGTAATGTTACAGTGTATCATCTCTGTTCTCGTTGTTGTCGTATCCATTGTTTTCGCATCAGGTAAAGGTGCATGGTGTCGTATTCTTCCTTAGAAACAACCCTATTAGGGGAACATCCACAGATAGGTTTTCCATGTTCGTCTAATTCATAGGCAGCCATAACAGCATCACCAGGTAGTCAAATTGGTAGTCATACTAAACCCAGTTCTGGTCGTAGAATGTAATATGCAATGTATATGAGGAAGGCAACGCTGACTATCTTAACAAACCATCCAATATACTTCAACTCTCCTTTGATGGTGTTCACGTCTTCCTTCACATCGTCAATGTCTTCCCGTAACGTTTTATCTTCCTGTTCTGCTTTGTTCCCTACAGTGTTGATCCGTTTCCAGGCATGGTTGATTTGTTCTTTCCTTTCACCGTTCTGTGCTTCTCTGACCCCTAACTGGTATTTGACTAGGATTAGGTCTTCTTGCATTGTGGGGTGTACTGGGCAGGTGGTACTGTTTTGGGGTGTAGGTTTATCTGTTGTGGGTGTCATATTGTATCTGGGGTAGGGTGTGCTCCTACCCTGTTTTTATTCACTTGTTTTTATGCTGATTCTTCTTTGGCTTGTCGTGGGTAGTATGCGTTGAACACTACTA